TCGATGGATTCGGTCAGGGTGCCCTGGTGATTACGTTTCACATCCAGCCGGGAGAACTCAACCGGCAGGTAATTGTCGAGCAGAGAAGCACGACACGCGGGACGATGGGCGAGGAAATCGACTCATGGACCACGTATAAACGAATTTGGAGCAAGGTTCTCCCGATTCGGGGGCAAGAGGCGGCGATAGCCAGGCGGGAAACAGGCAAGCTCGAAACGAAGTTCTGGTTCAGGTATTTCTCCGGGCTGACCTTGAAAATGCGGCTGAACATGGGCGGCAGGTACTTCGATATTGTCAGCATTGCAAATCTTGAAGAACGCGGCCGTTTTTTGGAAGTCACGGCGGTGGAAACGATATGATCAAGGCGAATGTCAGCGTCGGCAACCTGCAAAAAGAATTTGACATCGCGCTCGGAGACATCCTTGACGCGGTTGATCAGAATCTTGAAGTGGTTGCCGATACCATTCACCGAGAGGCGAAAACGACCACCTCTTTTCGTGATCGATCAGGAAGACTGCGGCGATCCATCAACCTGAAGAAATCGAAATACAAAGATGGTGGGTATATCGTTGCCGCAACCGGGCCACATGCACACCTGATTGAGTATGGACATGTTCTGATAGCCTGGGGGCGCGTAACCGGGCGGAGAGTGTCGGCTCGGCCATTCCTTCGGCCAGCGAAAGAGAAAGGCATCCGCAAGGCCATTGAGTTGTTCAAGGCAAAATGAAGACGGTATTCGAGGCACTATACAGCAAACTGTCAGGATCAGCACTGACTGCGGCCATCGGTGGCAGGTGGTATCCGATAGAGGCCCCGGTCGGGTCGACGGTACCGCTGTGTGTTGTCTCGATCATTTCTGAATTTAACGACCACGGATTGCAAATCACGTTCGTTGACACGCTGATCGAGATCAGTGTCGTTGCTGACGATATCACGTCGATGCACACGGTAGCCGAACTGGTCTACACCCTGTTCGACAACTCGACCCTTACCGGCCTTTCAGGGTATGAGCAGGTCGGGCCGATGGATCGAGAGAACGGGCAACCGCTGATCGAGGATGGAGTCTACCGTTACATAATCGAATACCGCTTGATGTTGAAGAAACTATGATAACCGCAGAAGCAATTTTGAAGATACTGATCAGGACGGCAAAGCATTTCATCGGCCTGGCAGAGCAACTACTCAAAGAGAAAAAGTAAATCGTCTTCGCCCTCTCCGCACGGACACGGCAGGACTATCACCATCACGCCATACGGCCTCATGGAGCAACCGCAACCTATGAGGCAAGCAAATGGCAACAGCAATCGTGTGGAAAAACGTTGCGGTTTCGATGCAATCCGCAATCGCCGCAACCAAGACCATCACCGAAATTACCAAGGCATCACCAGCAGTGGCAACCAGTGTCGCGCACGGATACAGCAACGGCGATATCGTCTTCCTTGAAGTCCAGGGAATGCGGCAACTCGATCAGAAGGTGGTTCGGGTGGCAAATATCACCGCAGACACTTTCGAATGCGAGGGGATCGACTCGACCCTGTTCGACACCTTCACTTCCGGCACGGCGGCAAAACTGACAATGGGAACGACCGTCAGTACCGCGACCAATATCTCTGCATCTGGTGGAGATTTCGAGTTTATCGACACGACCACCATTCATGATCCTCAGAAATCGCAGATTCCAGGTCTGCCGAGCGCAATCTCGTTCAGTATGGATCACATTTGGGACGCAGATGATGCCGGCCTCCTGGCAATGAAAGCCGCTTCAGATGTTCAGGCAAAACGGGCATTCAAGTTCCAGTTCGGTAGCGGTGGGCAGATCCTCTATTTCGTCGGCTATGTCGGCTGCACCATGCTCCCTGGCGGACAGGCGCAGGGGCTTGTTACCACAAGCGCAGTTATCACGATGAACGGCACTCCCACCTATTACGCGTCCTGATAGGTGACATAAATGCTGAAACTCAACCCCGAACCGACATTCAAGGCTGATGTCCCGATCACCGTTCCCGGCGAGAAGAAGCCGGCGACGATATCCATCACGTTCCGATACAAGAACCGTAAAGAACTCATCGACTACGTCGAACGGCTCAAGGATCGACCGATGGACGAAGCGCTGGCAGAGATCATAGCCGCGTGGGACGGAATAGACGCCGAATGCAATCAAGAGTCGATTACCGCGTTGACGAACAATTATCAAGCCGCCGGACAGGAAATTTTCTCGGTCTACCGGACTGAGTTGATCGAGAGCCGGGTAAAAAACTAGAAGCCGCTGCCGTCGAGCTGATCGGCGGCGGCGGTAATCCCAACGAATCAGCGGCAAAGCTCGGATTGCCGGTAGAGATTGTTCAGCAAGCCGAGATTTTCAGACACAACGACGAAGGGATTTTCCCTGACAACTGGCAGATAGTCAACCTCTTCACTGACATTATGACGCAGTGGAGAGCAGGGCCAACAGGGGTTATCGGGCTAGATCACAACGTTCTGCCAATGTGGATGAGGGTTCGAAAAATAGGACCGGAAGACGAGGCAGACGTTTTGGAGGGGATCAAGGTCATGGAGCGATCAGCACTCAAGGCACTGCGGGAGCGATAAGTGGCGAAGATACCCGGAATATACGTCGAAATTTCAGGCGACTCGACCCAACTCAGAAAGGATATGGCGGCGGCTCGGCAGATTGTTACCGAGTCTGCCAAGGGCATGTCGAATGCCCTAAACAACGCCATTGATTCAAGATCAATCTCCAAGGGCACGAATACCCTTATTGCCAGCCTCGGCACGCTGTCAAGATCATCCCAGACGGCTGGGCAGACCTTCAAGCAGATCGGGGTTGACCTCGGTAGTCTCCAGAAAATCACCGGCGTAACCGGCACGCAGTTCCAGCAGTTACAGTCAAAAATGATGCAGACCTCCGCTGCAAAAGCGCAGGTCGATTCTCTCCGTAGTATTTCCCGCGCTGCTGGTCTCTCAACGACAGAAATCAAGTCTCTCGGTCGGCAGTTCGGGCTATCGAAAACACAGATTGCCGAAGTCACCAAAGGCACAGACAAGGCCGGTCAGTCCTTCTTGTCGTTCGGCAATGCTGCAAAAACCGCGCTTGCGTTTTTGTCGGCAGGGGCGCTCGTTTCCTGGGGAAAGCAAGTCATTGCCATTGCCGACAACTACACCAACCTCCATTCACGCCTAAAACTCGTAACCTCATCGCAGCAGGAGCTAATATCTGTCGAGGAAGCTCTCTTCGATATGTCCAACAGGACCCGCCAAACCTACGAGAGCACCGCCAATTTGTATACCAAACTCTCAAGGGCAACCAGGGAACTTGGGCTATCGGAAAACGAACGGCTGGCCATCACCGAGAGAGTAAATCAGGCTCTTATTGTCTCGGGGACATCCCAAGAGAACTCGAAAGCTGGTCTCCAGCAGATGACCCAAGCTCTCCAGGGCGGGATAGTTCGTGCTGAAGAGTACAATTCGATGATCGACAACACGCCTCGGATTCTGGAGGCGGTGGCGGCAGGGTGGAAAGAGGGGAGTATTACTCTCGGTCAACTCCGACAGAAGATGCTGGATGGAAAACTGACGGCGAAAGATTTCCTCGACGCATTCGAGCGGGGCGGCGCGGGGGTGCAGGCTGAATTTTCAGAGATGACGGTCACGGTCACTCAGGCCCTAACTGTGCTCGACAATGTTTACAAGGACATCATAGCCGACGCCAACGAAGGATCAGGAGCGACTGAGGGGATATCTCGGTCTATCCTTAGTTTGGCCGATACGATAGACCAAAACCGTGAAGGGATACTCTCGCTGCTGACCGAGATGATCGACCTTGCCGGCCAGGTTGTCGGGGCCTTTGCCAATATCGGACAGTCGATTCAGGGGGCGCGGGCAGTAGCATCAGGAGAATTGTCATTTTTGGAATATGCGACCTCCGACGCCGCCGAGCTGAAACAGGCTCTTGCCGATATCGTTCCTGGCATGAAAGAGGTTGACGCCGAACTCGATAAGCTGGCGTCAAAGCGCAAAGACGTTGCCGAATCATGGGCGTTTACCCCGGCAGCACGCAAGGCCAAAGAGGACGAACTCAAAGCGATAGATGATTCCATTAATGCGCTTGAGATCGAGAAAAACACGCTCGAATCCACGAAAGACAAATACGTCGATACATGGCAGACGGCGAAAAAATCGGTAGAAACGACCACTCCTGTCGTGAAAAAACATTACGGCACGGTCAAAGTAGAATCTGACAAGAGCAAAAAAGAGCACGTCAAGGCTGAGAAGGATAAGACCAAAGCTACCAAGGACGAGGTCGAGAACCGCAACACCTATTACGAGCGGTACGGCATAGCAGAGCGAGCGCAAATCGAGAGTATCAAGGACTCTTGGCAGCTCATGGAAGAGGGCAAGACAGAAGCGGTAGCCCGTGCAAATGACGAGATAGTAGACAGCACTGAAAACACGACCAACGTATTCGTGGACGAGTGGAGCAACGCGATGTCGAGCATTCAATCGTCAATCGCTGACATGATCTACGAGTTTGATTTCAGCATGGATAGCATCCTCGACATTTTCAAGCGAATGCTGGCGGAAATGCTCGCAGCGATCATCATGTCGGGGATCAAAGACGGCCTCATGAACCTGTTCGGCGGATCGGGAGGGTTTCTCGGAGGGCTGTTCGGGTCAGGCACGGGAGGATCCGGCGGCGGTCTCGGCAGTATGTTCGGCGGCGCGAGTGGCCCAGCTACATCTGGTTTGGGGCAGATCGGCGGCGGGTTGGCGCTGGCCGGAGGGGCCTATGGGATGTATTCCGGGGCGCGTAACATCGGGCGCGGCAATACCGGAACGGGCGTTATGCAAGCCGGTCTCGGGGCGGCGAGTGCGTACCAAGGCGCGGTAACATTGGGGCTAATCGAGTCCGGCACGGCTACGGCGCTGGCACAGTCTGCAGCGGCGCAGCTCGGAATCAATGTTGGGTCAACGGTCGGAGCCTCTGGAGCCGGACACGCATCTGTTGCTGCGGCTCAATCATCGCTGCTTTCGTCAGGAGGAAGCGCAGGGGCGGCGACAAC